TACACGCCGGGTGCTGGCTTTACTGTTGGTGCAGACAGAGCAGGTGCACCACTTGGTGATGTGCCTTTCGTTGGACACCTTGGAGAGATTCGGACAGACCCCAAAATGAACCTTGTGAAGGTTCCTATGGATAAAACAAGAAGTCCAACTGGAGGCGGTCACCCATATTATGCCTCTGGTGCTAAAGTTCGAGAAGACGTGGCAGAAAATATGTTTGAGATGAAAAGAATTATGAATGAACTCGGTGCGGTTATGACATCTTCAGGCGCAACGAGAAGTCTATCTGCACCAGTTGGTGCAGGTCGAAGTGCAACATCATTTCACTATACTTCTCTTGCTTTTGACTTTACATTACCGGCAATGATGTCGAACCCAAATGTTGATGAGCACGTTATTGAGTTTGACCCTGATGATAACAAGCAGTTTATTTTTTGGTCGAGAAGCGACAAAACAAGCGGTTCCGTTGAAAAGGGTGGTGTGACTTTTGAGGTTGAGCACAAAACTCTTAATGCAATTGTTGCTAAGAAAGGTTCACCACCGGGTACTGAGCCTGTTACGGGATACTGGGTTAATGTAACAAAACTTATGAGAGCCCACGGTATGGAAAGAATTAGCGGACGTTCAAGTTGGTATCGCGATTGTTCTGGAGCATCTGAGGCTTGGCACTTTGATTTAAGAAAGAATGCTGGGCTTGAAGTAGGTAAGACAACGTTTGGTCAAGTTTTAGAAACTGTCTATACCTCAAGTCAAAT